CTGCGACAACTGTTTCTACAGCAGGTAAAGTACGTGTTTGGGCAATGCTGATGGATGTTGATTCTATCGGTTCCGACAAAGGTGCTGCTGAGGTTTCTCGTGACTACCTCGCATAAATAAACTTAGGGGGCTGCTTTTGGGTGGCCCCTTTACTACCCTAAAGAGGTAAAAATGGCATATAATTACTTAGGTCTTACAAACGAAGTCTTAGCTAGATTTAATGAGGTAGCTTTAACTGAAGCTGGCTTTACGTCTTCTCGTGGATTTCAAACACAATGTAAGAATGCAGTAAATGATGCTATTAACTATATCAATACTCGTGAATATAGTTGGCCTTATAATCATTCTACACAGACAGAAACTTTAGTAGCTGGAACTACACGTTATACAATTCCTGCTACAGCTAAACATGTAGACTATGATACATTTAGAATTGTAGAAGACTCTAGTTTGGGTGCTCAAGGTAGGTCTTTAACTGTTTTAGATTATAAAGATTATTTAAATAGATTTATTGAACAAGAAGATAGATCAGATGTGGGTGGTGTACCTACTCACGTATTTAGAACACCAGATAATAATTTTGGTTTGTATCCTTATCCAGACAAAGCTTATTCATTAAAATATGAATATTATGTATACACAACAGCCCTTAGCAGTGCTACAGATGTACCTACAATACCTGAACAATACAGGCAAGTAATTGTAGATGGAGCAACTGCTTTTGGTTATCAATATAGAGGCGAGTCTACTCAATACCAATTAAATTTTGAAAGACTTTTAGAGGGTATTAAAAGTATGCAAAGCCTTTTGTCTAACAGGGTAGACTACATTCGTTCTACAGTTATTTATAGAAATCCAATAGGATCTTTTGCAGGATAAAACATGGCAGATGAGTCTGGTCTTAATCCATTTACATTTCCTTTGCAAGGTGGTTTAGTTCTTGACCGTTCTACCTTTGCTATGGAACCAGGAATGGCATTAGAGTTAGAAAACTTTGAGCCTGACGTTAGTGGTGGATATAGACGTATTAATGGTTTTGAAAAATGGAATACTAATGTAGTTCCTCAGACTGCTAGTTCCACAGAGCCAGTGTTGATGTCTGCATACTTTGATGGGAATAGTAAAGTAATAGCCGCTAGAGGTACAAGTGTATATGAAGCTGCAAGTGGCAGTGGATCTTGGACAAGTATAGATAGTGGCAGAACGGGTGCTATACGTTATACATTTGATAAATATAATTTGTCTGGTACAGAGTTTATAGTATGGGCAGATGGTGCTAACAATGCTACTAAGTATGATGGTACAACAGTAACAGATCTTAATGCTACAGGTGCACCAGCTAATCCTAAGTTTGTAAAACATTTTAAAAATGCTTTGTTTTTTTCTGGTATGTCAGCCTCACCAGAAGAAATAGTTTTTACTGCACCATATACCGATAGTGATTTTAGTTCAGCTAATGGTTCAGGATCAATACGAGTTGACAGTAAAGTTACAGCACTGTTTCCATTTCGTGATGAACTGTTTATTTTTGCAGAAGAACGTATATACAAACTTGTAGGAAATACTATTGCAGACTTTGTATTACAGCCAGTAACGAGAGACATTGGATGTCTTAATGGCTTTACTGTACAAGAACTTGCAGGTGAAATAATATTTCTTGGTCGAGATGGTTTGCGTACAGTTGCAGGTACAGCTAAAATTAATGACGTAGAACTTGGTACTATTAGTAAACCTATACAAGAATTGTTTGAAGGTGAAACTGATGTTGATGACTTTAATAGCTTAGTTATTCCAGATAAAACACAATATAGAATTTTCTTTTCTAAACCAAATAGTCAACTTCAATCTACAACAATTGGAGTTATTGCGGTAAGAAAAGCTCAAGGATATGAGTTTGCTAAACTAAAGGGCATTCAACCAGCTTGTACAGATTCAATAAGTGTTCAGGGTGATACGTTTATATTACATGGTGGTTACGATGGCTATGTGTATAGACAAGAAAAAACTAACAAATTTGATGGTACAAATATTATAGGTCGTTATCGTAGTCCAGATATTACAGCAGGTGATGCAGGTATACGTAAAAACTTTCAAAGAGTTATTATTAACTATTCACCCACAGGTACAGTAAACTCTGATTTGTTTTTGCGGTATGATTATGAAGATCCAAATGTACCAAGACCAGCAGCTTATCCTTTTGATTCAACAAAAGTAGTAGCTATTTATGGAACTTCATTATATGGAACAGCTACTTATGGTGGTCAAACAAACCCACTTGTAAGGCAACCAGTAGAAGGATCAGGTTTTGCTGTAGCACTTCGTGTTGTGGATAATGCGGAATCAGCACCATACTCACTTAAAGGTTTTCAGCTAGAATTTGATGTAGGAGCAAGAAGGTAAATGGCAGGTTATACAAGACAGTCTACATATACAGACGGTGATATTATACAGGCAGCAGACTCTAATGATGAGTTTGACCAACTTCTTGCTGCCTTTAATAATAGCGCTGGACACGCACATGATGGGACTGCTGCAGAAGGTCCAGTGATTGGACTTATTGGTGATCCAGGTGTTACTACTCCATTAAACAAGGTTGTTGTTGATGATACCAACAATCAAGTAGAGTTTAATATTGATGTATCAGGGGTTTCTACAGAACAGTTTGTAGTTAAAGATGGTGTTATTGAACCTACTACAGACAACGATATTGATTTAGGTTCAAGTGGTAAAGAGTTTAAGAATTTATATATTGATGGTACGGCTAACATTGATAGCCTTGTAGCTGATACTGCAGATATTAATGGTGGTACAATAGATAGTGCTGTTATTGGTGGAACTACGGCTGCTGCAATTACTGGTACAACAATTACTGCTAGTACAAGTTTAGCTCTTGCTAGTGGTGCTACTGTTACTGCTATTCTTGACGAAGATGCAATGACTTCTAACAGTGCAACTGCATTAGCAACACAACAATCTATCAAAGCATACGTTGACTCTCAGGTAACTGCCCAAGACCTAGACTTTCAAGCTGATACAGGCGGTGCTCTTAGTATTGACTTAGACAGTGAGACTATGACATTTACTGGTGGTACGGGTATTGATACCTCTGGTTCTGGTAATACTGTTACTTTTGCTATTGATAGCACTGTTACTACTCTTACTGGATCTCAAACACTTACAAATAAAACACTTACATCTCCAACTGTAAATGCAGCTACGATTACAGGTGTAGTAGATATGACGGGTGCTGTTCTTTCTGGTTCATCACCTCTTGTGTTTGAAGGATCAACAGCAGATGCATTTGAAACTACATTTGCTATTACAGATCCTACTGCAGACAGAACAATTACTTTTCCTGATGCAACAACAACTGTAGTTGGTACTAATACAACACAAACTTTAACTAATAAAACACTTACAACTCCTATTATTTCATCTATTAGTAACACAGGCACCTTGACACTGCCTACAAGTACTGATACACTTGTTGGTAAAGCAACAACAGATACACTAACAAATAAAACATTGACAAGTGCTGTACTGAATGGTACAATAAGTGGTACGTCAATTAAAGATGAAGATGACATGGTTTCTAACAGTGCATCTCATCTGGCTACACAACAATCAATTAAAGCTTACGTAGATGCTCAAGTTACTGCACAGGATTTAGACTTTCAAGGTGACAGTGGTGGAGCACTAAGCATTGACTTAGATAGTGAAACACTTACTATTGCTGGTGGAACTGGTATTGACACAAGTGGGTCTTTAAATACTCTTACTGTTGCTATTGATTCTACTGTAGCTACACTTACAGGAACGCAAACTCTTACTAATAAAAGTATTGATGCAAGTCAGCTTACTGGTACTGTGGCTAATGCAAGACTAGATGCAGAGCTACAAGCACTTGCAGGACTTACATCTGCAGCAGATAAAGGTATTCAGTTTACTGGTTCTGGTACAGCAGCTACTTATGATCTTACTGCAGCAGGTAAAGCACTTCTTGATGATGCTGATGCAAGTGCTCAAAGAACTACTTTGGGTCTTGGTACAATTGCTACACAAGATTCAACAAACGTAAACATTGATGGTGGTGCTATTGATGGTACTATTATTGGTGCTAATAGTGCAGCAGCAGGAACGTTTACTACAGCTACTGCTACTACGTTTAGTGGAGATTTAAACGGTACAATTAATACAGCTACCACAGGAACTACTCAAGCAGAAGGTACTAATAACACTACCATCGCAACAACAGCTTATGCTAACACTGCAGCAGATGCATCAGCTATTGCACTGGCTATTGCTCTAGGATAAAAGGAAAAGGTTATGGCAAACACGTTTAAATGTGTTACAAAAGCAGGGGTTACAACTCTTGATGACATATATACAGTGGCAGGATCTACCACTGCAATTGTTATTGGTCTTGTACTTGGTAACACAACATCATCTCAAGTTACAGCTACAGTAACACTTAGCTCTGACACTGCAGCCCGTGCAGGTAACAATGATGAGGCCAATCAGGATGTAGAGATTGTAACAAATGCACCTATTCCTGCAAACTCTTCATTGTCTGTATTAGATGGTAAGATTGTAATGGAAGCAACAGACATTTTAAAAGTTTCTGCATCTGGTGCAACGGATGTTATTGTTAGTATTCTGGAGCAAACCTAATGAGTAACCAAAGTGATCTTGCAAAATCTGCGGCTGGGTTTAACGGAGATCCTCTAAGCATTGATACGGCAAACAATCGGGTTGGGATTGGGACGACTTCAATTCCTGCCGAAGCAAGGGCTATGGTGTCCGGTGGTCGTTTCTATGTAAATTCACAAGATCAATATTCAGTCTTGCTGCAAAATTCAGGAACAAGTGGTGGGTTTATTGGTACAACTGCTGCTGATACAATAAACTTCTTTAGCATTAGTGGCACAGAACGCATGCGCATCGACTCCGCTGGTCGTGTGACTATGCCAAATCAGCCAGCGTTTTTTGTATCCCATCAAACTATAACTACGGGTGGCATTGTTAACTATCAAACAGTTGTAACAAATATAGGCAATTATTGGTCAACTGCAAATTCAAGGTTTACGGCCCCAGTAAGTGGTACGTACACATTTTCCGCAGGTGCGCTTCATGATGTCAATGACAGTTATATTATGTTTTACAAGAATGGTGGAGTATCTCATACGCAGTATGGTTATATAGACCAATTGGAGGATCAAGCAAGTATTACTTGTGTTTTGACGCTTTCCGCTGGCGATTATATGCAGGTCTGGCAGAACTTAGACACAGAAGGCAATGGTCATTCGTGGTTTTGCGGCTACCTCATCGGATAAACAAGGAAAAAACAAATGCCAAATATAACAATTCAGCTAACGGACACAGAGCTAAAGTGCATGGAATACTGTGCAGCAAGTCCACAGGATTGGGCTGACAATGCTGTAACAAACCGTGCCAGAATTGCTGGTGATGAAATCGTGGCGGCACTGGTAGCACACTGCAACGCAAATGAAATCACTATTGCAACTGGCAAGAATGCTCAGATTGCACAGGCTTTTGAACTGGGTGTTGTTAAAACAGCGGCACAACGCAATGCAGAGGCAGAACTGGAGTTACCATAATGGCAGGTTACATTGGCAGTCAAACACCTGTAGTCTCTAATGGATCACAACGTAAGTACACGTTCACAGCCACGGCTGCACAGACTGTTTTTACTGGAATGGACATTCCTAACCCCCAGCAAATCCAAGTTTTTCAGAACGGTGTACGCCTAGTTATTACAACTGACTATACTGTTTCCAGTGGAACTACAGTGACGCTTGTGAATGCAGCTTCGGCTGGTGATAGCTTAGTGGTTATTCTGTTTGCTGATTACCAGTTGCTTGATCAAGATTTGTCTGGGGATTTTTCGGTAGATAGTCCTACGTTTGTAGTTGACAGTGCGAGTAATAATATTGGCGTAGGAGTTAGCTCACCCAGCTATCCAATGACAATCGCTTCTGCATCAAATGCCGTTGGTTTGGCAATTAACGGAAGAAGTGCCGATGGTTTAGGCGCTGCATACTGGTTTGCAAATAATGGTACAACCCAACATGGAGACATCAGAGCATCTGCCTCTGAATTTAGGATTAGTTCAACCCCAGCAAGTGCTGTTCAAACATTTTACACTAACGGCTCAGAACGCCTCCGCATTCTTTCATCTGGTGGCATCACCTTCAACGGCGACACCGCTGCGGCGAATTCGCTGGATGACTATGAAGAAGGCAGCTATACCGCAAACGCCAAAGATAATAGTGGGAACACATCTAGCACCTCTGCCACTGGTTATTACACAAAAGTTGGTAATTTTGTTCATGTATCCGTTTATCTTCCCAACATTAGCACAACGGGCCTAGTTTCTACTGATGCTTTTTATATTACCTTACCGTTTGCAGGGGTCACTAATTATTATGGTGTGGGTAGTTGTATTGCAGACAATGTAACTTTTTCGTCGGGAAGAACACAAGTAAACGCACGAACAAGTACCACCGCCGATTATGTTATTTTTAGGGGATCGGGGAGTGCAATAAGTGATGACTCTGTAACTGTAAGTGAAATAAATTCGGGAGTTACCGATATTTTTTTTAGTGTAGGTTACAGAACAAGTTAATAACCCACTGCATAGCTTTGGGTCGGACAGTCCAAGCCATAAGGAGATAAACGATGGCATTAACAGAAGAAACAGTGCAAGATAAAATTGAAATCGTAGGTGAGTTTAAACATGTGCAGGTACGCACTGCTACAATCATCAAGCGAGACGGTGTAGAAATCAGCCGTTCATTCCACCGCCATGTCGTTCCGCCAGATGCAGACATCTCAGGTGAAAGCTCACAAGTGCAAGCTATCTGTGCGGCAGTACACACGCAAGAAGTTAAGGATGCATATGCTGCACGTCTAGCGGCGCAAGAGGTATAATTCATGTCAGGCTATATCGGCACAATACCCACACCACAGGCAACGATGAACAGGGATGTCTTTACTGCTACGGCGGGACAGACAAGTTTTCCAACGTCAGGGTATACACCGGGATTTCTTGATGTTTACATGAACGGCGTACACTTGGTTAATGGTACGGATTATACAGCAAGTAATGGTTCTGATGTAGTACTTACCTCTGGGGCTGCTGTTGGAGACAACGTAGAAGTTGTAATATTTAAAACCTTTGAGACTGCAAACTCAGGTGGTAGATACAAAGGTGAACGTGGTACTATAGGAAATGTGGCTTCAGCGGGAGACATCTTTAGGATTAATCAGCAACAGCTAGATACAAGTGTTACTATTGATGCAACCGAAAACGCTTCCTGTGCTGGTCCACTGACAATAGCCACGGGTGTGACGCTGACAGTCAACGGCAATTTAACGGTGGTGTGACATGGCAGGAACATTAACAGTTCAAAACCTTCAAGGCCCGTCTAGTGGGGC